TTGGAAAGAAGCGTCATCTCTGCTCCCGTGCCAATGGCATCGTGGACAAGCAATGTGGTGATCAAGACAAATTCCAGATCGACATTGACGGATGCATGGGGGAGATCGCTTTATGCAAGTACCTCAACATCTATCCAGACCTAGATGCAAAGCCTGTCGGACAAGCCACAGACAGGGGAGATTGCGAATACAGAGGACTAGCTATTGACGTAAAGACCACCCGATATAAAACTGGAAGGCTTCCTTGTGCCTTATGGAAAAACAATCTAGTGGACGTGTATGTGCTTATGATCGCAGATGGATCTTCATCTCTCCGCTGTGCTGGCTGGGCATATCCCGCTGAACTAAAGCGACAAGAAAACATCAAAGACCTTGGCAGGGGAGAACTCTATATCATGGAGCAACACCAACTATTAGACATCCAGACTTTAATTTAACATGACAACCAACACACCCAAATCAGAACAGGCAGAGAAGGCTTTCCTTTCCTGCGTCCTACAGAACTCAGCCATCTTGAACGAGGCTTGCGATAATGCATCGTCCAAGCTATTCTTCCATCCAGCTCACAAGAGGATCTTCGACGCAGTATTGGATCTATGGAAGGAGGGAAAGGATTGTGATCTCATCACGGTGACTGACCACATGAACACCTCTGGTACATTAGAGGATTCTGGTGGAGCCGCCTTCATATCCGAATGCTTTATCTCTCCAGCGGTTATTAGCAACTGGAGAGAATATCTAGACATACTGCGTCACAAGCACACAGCTCGCCTTGCCATTAGTGCCGCCGAGAAGATCATCCTATCAGCTCAGAACCCAGCAGAGGCAGGAGAGCTTTCCGAGACAGTCCAGAAGGCCCTTGTGGCAGTAGCCGCTGACGCAGAGAGCAAGGGACGCATTGAGTCCGTCGGGGAAGTCGCTCACAACAGATTGTCTGCATATGAAGAGATGGTGAAGAACCGAGGTAAGCTGATCGGCATTACTACTGGATTCAAACCTCTTGACTACATCACATCTGGATTCAGACCGGGGCAAGTCGTGGTGATTGGAGCCGCCACCAAGGGAGGCAAGACATCTTTAGCACTCAACATGGCTATGCGTACAGCCAACGCTGGAAACCCAGTGGGAATCATAAGTCTTGAGATGGGGAGCGGAGAACTTTTGGATAGACTCATTGCATCATACTCTGGAGCAGACATCAGTCAGCTTTCCAAAGACCCTACAAAGGCTCTTATGGACAAGATACGCTGGGGCATTTCACAAGTAAGCAAGCTCCCTATCTTCATCCGAGACGAGAGCAGTATCAATCCATTGCAACTACGGGCCGCCGCTCGTCGTATGTCTGCCGTGCATCAAATCAAACTCCTAGTCATTGACTACATCCAGCTCATCGAACCACTGAACCGCAAGGAGAGCAGGGAGCAACAAGTTGCAGAGTCATCTCGCACAATCAAGATACTAGCCAAGGAGCTTGGAATCCCAATCATTGCCCTCACCCAACTCAATGCCGATGGAGCATCCCGTGAGTCAAGAGGAATTGAAAATGATTGCGATATGTTTTTGAAGATACAACGAGACGAGGAAAAGCCATCCGATTGGTGGTTAAATATTGCCTTGTCTCGTGCTACATCCACAGGTAGAATACCTCTCTCGTTCAGATCTGAGTTCCTACGATTTGATGAACGAGAATAACAACGAACAAAAATGCAATACGATAACGAAAAACGCTTCGTGCTTTTCACGAAGGAGAACGCAAACCCAAAGGCTCCCAACTATTCTGGAACCATCACGATTGATGGCAAGGAGTGGGAGATGAGTGCTTGGAACAAGACTGGAAAAAGTGGAAGCAATTTCATTTCTGGATCTATCAAGGAACCATTCAAGAAGAATGCTGTTAAGCCGAAGGTGAACACACCCAACTCCGACGAGGACATCCCATTTTAATATGAAGAAGAAAGGACTGTACGATAATATCAACGCTAAAAAGAAGCAAATGCTCTGGAACAAAGTCTCGTAAGAGTTAGAAAAATTTGGTGTCGGTTTGGTTGCACAAGCCCTCGTCCCGTTGTCATGTTCGGGGCGGGGGCTTAGTGTTTATGCAGCTTCACGGCTCATAAAAAAAGTTCTTGCAATAAATCTTGCACCTGAAAGTATTGATCCATCGGCACAACCTCCGATACCCAAACATGAAAGTAGAATACAAATGTAAAAACGAAGAATGTGAACACGAGTTCAAAGTTGAATACTCAGGGGCAGACCAATGGGGAGGTGGAGAAATCACCCCAGACGTGTGTGAAAAATGCGGAGAAGACATTGACTTCGAGGAGATCGAAAATGATGCCCTTCCCGACCCCGACTACTATAACGACCGAGACCGCTAATATGAAACACTCACAATCAATACTCCACAGCATCACGCCACTACTTCAAGTGTGCATCAATCAAGCAGATCGTCATGGATTGGACGAGATCCGCATCTCCAAGGCGAGGGCCAGAGAGATCCTTCATCTCGCACTAGCCGCTGAAAAAGAGCTTGAAGAAAAAAACAAACCCCCGCAATATTTCTCCCACCTCGATTCAATCTTTGGTAAATAATCAATCTATGAAAAACCGAAACACACACCTCCTGCTCAACAAGCTGGAACCCACCATCCACGTTGCAATCAAGTTTGCCAAGTGGCACAAGCAAGACAAGATCACTATTGATCGTGAACAGGCAGAGGAACTGATCAAGCTCATCAAGGCCGCTGACGAGGAGCTTGCCCTCACCGCAGAACTATGAACGCCATTGTCATCATTGTAGGATCAATCGGAGTTCTGGGAGGACTGGTTGCTTTTTGCTTTCAGCTTCTCGAACACTCCAGAAAGCAAACAGAGAAAGCCATTGCCATATTCTATCGGGACAATCCTATGGAATGCGTGATGATGCTCAACTCCATCTCCCTCAAGGAAACCAAGAAGGAGATCGCAAACACCAAACACAAAATGGAACATGGATTCTGAAAACGACTACCTTAGAGATCGCAACTTAGAACTTCAGAACAGGATCATTTACCTTGAAAGCGAGCTTGCTCTCCTCATCCACACCTTAGAGAATATTCAATCATACAACACACTAGGTAAGACAAAACTAATCGCAGACGAAATAACCCCAATACTAAAACGCCACAAATGAGCATCATCATACCCGCTGGAATTGACCAAGAAGAAGTGAGAGTACCTATGGAGTTTCCACTCCGTGCAGACGCAGACATGGTACTGGACAAGAATGGAAAGACCGTATTCACAATGGACTCCTCCATTGCAATCGGAGAGAGCCTCAAGTTCACCAAGCTATTCTCCAAGGCTCCCGATATGTGGGAGCTTCTAGGGGACTGCTATGTTGCACTTGCACTAGTCGCTCGCAATACTGAAGGCATCCAGCATGGATCGCCCGACGAAGAAGACACAGAGAATTGCCTCCTCTGCCGCTTGGAAGAACTCCTTTCATCAATCCAATGAAGAAACCTCGTAGCCTGAACTACGTCCCACACAACAAGCACGTTCACATCGACACATCAAACGGAGAGGACTGGGATTCCTACATGGATAACTTGTCCTACACCGTGAGCAAAGCCTGTGAAAAGTTCTTTGAGAAGAGGGGCATCACCTTCAACACTCAGTGGCAAACATCTCCACCAAAAGAAGAATAAAAGAAATGAGTAATATGTATGGACAGGCAGGAAAGGGGGACACCCCCCGATCCTGCAACTCCAAAGCCTTCTTGGACAATTACGACCAAATCAAGTGGCGTAAACTGCCCGACGATGAGGGAAACTGCCCGACGGGAAATGCCCGACGGAAAGAAGGAAAGCCAAAACCAATTAGGATTTGTTACCGATCTGGACAAAGTAAGCGTTCGTGAGAAATCGTCTTACAAACCACATCGTGTGTAATTGTGCGTAATTGCAAGCAATTGTAAGACAAAGCATAAAAGCCTTTTAAATCGTAGGCAATTCCGGGCGATGATCTACAAGGGGAGAAAATCAAAGTGATTTTAAAGCCCTCCTAGGGGCTTGGATCATGGCACGAAAAAGCCCCCAGGCTCATCACCTAGGGGCTTTCCTTGTGGGGCTGTTACTTTGTTTGGTTATCCTTCCAAATAGTCACGCACCCAGCTATTAGTAAAAGAGCGGGCATTGCATAGAGTAAGCCGAGGAAACACCATTTAAGAGCTGATATAACGTCCTCGCTCATAGGACAAATCCTGACTGATCATGCTTTGCTTTCCCTTTCGCCTTTAGTCCCACCACTACGCCTTTGGGATCGAGGAAACGGAGATCAGACTCGTCACCATTTACCACGGGATGACCAGAAAAGGAACTAGGGACATCCCGAAAGACTGTGGCAACATTTACTCCCAGAGATAAAGCAAGCTCCGCATGGGCCTTATTGCTTTCACTTCTGGAGAATGTAAGCGAATAATTAGGCAAAGGATTATCTTTCAGCTTTATCACTTTATTAATGTTCTTTGTATAGTCATAAAAGCTAATATCAGGGAAAAGCTCAAAGATGTTGGACGCTTTACCTACTGGTATTGTTTCCCAACTAATGTCACTAGTTCCATTTAATCGAACACAAGGAGTAAAGCCTAGCTTTTCTGCTTTTTTCTTTAGTGCTTTGATATCATTTACTAATTGATCCATGAACTCAGCCTTTGCAGAATGAAAAAGGAGAGTTTTATCGACTCTCGCTTTCCTCACATTAGGAAAAGCACCCCTTCCCGAAGTGAAGAGACAAGCGGCCCTACATCCTTGAGATGCATAGCCACAAGTGTTTACCACTCCCGACTCGTTGCTTGGTGCGAGGTAAAGAATCCCCGTGAGGTAGCCTTTTAACTGGCCTTTGATTGTCTTTGCGTTGGTGTCTATGCTTAGTAGTTTTTTCATGTTATTAGATTTATTTTTTAATGTGAGTTTTTAGGTATTTAAGGTTTTGTCTTGCCGATTTTATCGCTTTTTCTAGCGTTATTCCGCTCCCCATTTTCCAATCTTTTAAGGGATCTTTCCCCGTGGTGGCACATTCTAAGTCATAAATTCCCCACCCGTAAAAGTGATCTATACTCCTCCCTTCTAGGTGAAACCATAAATCCTCGAGATTGGATTGATCCACCTCATCCCCTTCTCTCTCATCCCACCCTGCTACGGGTTGGTAATCCCCATACCCTGCAATGGAATCCTCCAGAACTATGAACCATGTTTTCCCATCCTTCCTGCCTTGTTCTATAACTTGGCAAGAGATGTGCCATTGTGATTCACAATCTGAATCATCACAATTCCAAGCATTGCCCACATCTTCTGGTTCTCCTTCATAAGAAAAGTCACCTTCTGGACAATGGGAGAAAAGATCCTGCAATGTGGGGATTTTTCGATTCTTTGGATCATAAGCAAGAGACCTTGCTTCACTTAGGGATTTTCTCAGCTTGGTAATTTGTCCCTTCTGAGATGGGGACAATCTAAGGTTTTCCTCTTCTCTTTCCTCGTTGCAGTTATTATATAACCACTTGTCAGGGTCTAAGTAGTCGTCGTGAATTCTTCCAATATTGCTTCTCATAATTTTATATGTTAAATGCTTTGATTTATTTAAGAAAGATGCAATCTTTCCAGACTCCTTCAACGTGAAGAGGGTGGAAATAATGCTGATCATAATTTTCACCATCTCCGCTTTCTACATAATAACTTGAATCATAATCTCTTTTCAGCTTGCCAATAATAATTTTTTTTCCCTTTACAAGGCGAACGTGCTTTTCTGTTAAATGATAAACGCTTTTTTCCATAATGTTAAATGCTTTGGTTTTTTTGCTTGTTTTCCGTGTATTCTTCCCAACTAATCCATCCCTTTAGAAATGCGGAATGATTCCACCTTTCAAGGGGCGAAAGTCCCAAGGCCGCACCTTGTGAGTTGAGCCACATGAACGAGCGATGTCGGGATTTCTGTTTGGCTTGGCTAATGTTTCCGTTTATGAGTGACTCAATGATGTTCATTTTTTAGTCTTTGTTATTCTGTTCATCTTCCCACCTTTCAACTATGTCAGACAATGAAGAGCAAACAGCCCCCCACATGAAAGACTTTATCTTTTCTTGTGATAAATCGCCTTGAAATTCATGAGACAAGGCGGCAATTTCCACTTCGTCAAAAAAGAAGTTAAATGATACTTTTTTAAGTGGTTCTTTCATTAATTCCAGAGTAGGCAGAAGATTATGAAGGCACAGAAGGCAGAACCAAAAAGGAAAGCTAGTGTGTGGAGGATAAGGTTTTTCATTTGTTTGTGTTGGTTGTGAGGGGGGATTGCTCCCCCCTCTGGTGATTTAGATTGTGCAATCGTCGTAGGCTTCTGCCATCTCCTCAAGCTCGGTGACTGTGAATTTCGATAGATTGACCCTCTGACGGATGTTCTCCTTGTTCCATCCGATCTTACCCTCCTTCATCAAGAAGGCTAGCCTGCAATTTTCCCATCCATACTTCGCGGTGATGTCGTAGCTGTTTTCTGTAGTCGTCATGTGTTTGTTTAGGTTGCGTAGTCGTCATTGACTACGGATCAAGAATGTCAGAACTGGGCATAATCCCAAGAAAATAAAGAAAATAAATTTCATCAATTAAATCTTTTCGCCTTGTCATTTACTCTAATTCTGATACATCATCCTGTCACAAATTTGTCACAGGTTGTAATACAATGGGATCACGCATAGCAATAGACAGGGAACAAGTGAGGGCGACCTATCTCGCCACAGGATCTCTAAAAGAGGCGGCAAGGCTTCATGGGGTGAAGTATGCTACTGTAAGACAATGGGCAAATCGTGATATGTGGGAAACATCGGGAACGATGACAAAGCTCATTAAAAAAGCCGATGCCATCCGAGACATCAAAAGAGAAAACGGCCATGTTGATGCTGTCACCATTTGTCACGCTTCGGATGCTTTGGCTGTTTCGATGGAAGAGAATAAGAAAGCGTTTCACTCTTCAATGGCACTCGGTCTAACTAAAGCCGCATCAAGTCTTACAGAGTTGGACAACCTTTCAGCCCTTGAGGCGAGTAGGAAGATGGTAGATCTCGCCAATGCTGGTAAGACAATCTTCGGGATTGGTAGTGACACGGATAAACCCACGTTGTCACTCAATGTCTTACAACTTGGAGTAGACTCGCTATCGCTCGTCAAGTAAGCGTTTGTCTTACACCCGCTTCGCTTCGCTTGCGGTCTGTCATATGTCCGTCTTTGTCTTACATAGTCCCCTCTCGTAAGGAATCCCTTTTTTCGCCAGTCGTCCCAGACGCACACCACCCTTCGAGTAGGGAGGTTGACCGCTCGTTTTCCCGCAAAACCCCTCCACAATTTTTTCAAAAAAACCCTGAGTGACAGAACTTTGTTCTGCTTCTAAAGAAGTGACACTCACTTTGTTTGTGAGCATCTGAAGATGCGACAGCGAGCGTTAGCGAGCTACGAGACATGGATTTGAACCATGACTAGGTGAGTCAAAGTCACCTGTGCTACCGTTACACCATCTCGTATAAGCTAGTTACGTTTTCGTTGTTTAGCTACGCTCTGTTCCTTCCAATGAGCTTTACCGTATATGGTCTTGTTAGCAAGCTCAGAAGGAAGTTCTTGGATAAATATTTTAAGACGAAGGGAGTATTCTGGGTTTAGGAGGCTTACTAGGTGTGAGTATTCGGAGCCATCATTGGCTAGTTTTTTAGCCTCCGCTAGGATGTAGAGTTGATTTTGATCGTATTGGTTGTAGGTCATATTGTTAAATACTTGAATTTTAATGGTAATAGAATGAGTACATAGAATGCCCTACCCTGTAGAGCATCACTTTCCCACGGGTTAAGAACGGCCTATGAACCCTAGTCTGGATAGGTTGACTAGAAAGAGACGAGATCCATGC